AGCATTAGCAAACACGTTATACTCTTGAGGTGTTACATAACCTCTTTGTTCTTTGTTTGATATTGCTAAAACCCTTTGATAAATTGTGTTTACGTTAATTGCCATAAATTTCTTTTTATATAGTGTAGTCACCCAATAGAGTGACTACTCTATAAAGTGATTAATTAATTTAATCTTTTTTCTAAATTGCCATATGCTTCTAAACCTTCGTCGGTTTTAAACCATGCAGCTAAAGCAGAATATGGATGCTCATCAAATGGAACATTTAGTAATTTTCTACCTGTGTTAGCCCATGTAAAACTTCTATTATCAGATGATAGTTTTACTAAACCTAATTCAACACATTTAATTCCAAAGTTTCTAAGTTTAACGTTCTCGTCATTTGCAAGCTCTATAAATAGATCTGGATTATTTCTTGCAAACACTAAAGCATCTCTCTTTAGTTCTTTACTAGTCATCTTGGAAACTGAGCTACCCTGCTCAACTCTTAATATAGCTTCTATCTGTTCAACGTCCATATCCCTTGCCATATTTAAAGCGTCAATTTCTAAATTAAGACCAGCCATATCATCTTCTGCGTTTTTAACTAAGTCAAGTTCCGCAAATAAACTTTCTCTGTCTGGATGATATAATGATAATAATTTTTGTAATGTTTGTTTTTCTCTTGGTACGCTTATTGTACCGTTTTCAAACACAATGTGACCAAGTCTTGCGTCGCCTTTAAATTCGTCTACAAAAACGGTCTTTTGATTAAGTGTATATTTTAATTCTCTTTCGTATCCTTTTTCTTCATCAAAGTAATATATACCTCTTGATTTAATTGTATACGTCAAAGGAGTTAATCCTCTTTTTAAATAATATACTCTATCTTTTACTTCCCAAGAATCTTTTTTCTTAGGTTGTTCTTTTACAGCAACTACAGGTTCTTCTACAGCTACCGCTTTTTTTGTTTGTTTTTTTGCCATGATATAATAAAATTAAATATTAAAAAAAATAAAAAGGGCTAGGCGCCGAAGCGCCTAACTCTTTTAAAAAGTATTAGTTAAGTAACATGAAGTTATTAGCTCCTTGTACTACTAAGCATCTTTCAGATAGGAAGTTGATTTCCATAGCATCAAGATCAGATGTGATGTTTCCACCTACTGAACCTGTTACCCATGTTTTCATTCTTCTATCATCTACTTGAGATGCTCTATATCTAACATGTAAGAATGGTCTTCTCATGCTTTGTCCAACTACTTCATCATAAACTGTTGAAGTACCAGCCGGAATTAATACCGCTCTGATATCGTTGAAAGCGTCTTGACCTCTTAATGTTACTTCATTTAAGTATCTCCAGTCTGTTTTGTAGAAGTCATAAGATGCTCTTCTAAATCCAGAGAAACCTAAATTTAATGCCATATCCTCAGAGTTGCTGAATACACCGTAAGATGTACCACCTGAACCATAAGAATTTTGCGCTGCTAACATATCATCAATTGCTAATGATACTGTTCTGTTACAGTAAAGCATGTACTCTTCAATAGCACCTTGCTCATCAAACTTTTTAAGTATCTCGTCAAAAGAACCTAAATCATCTACTGCTGTAGTTCCACCGATACCTGAAGTTGTGTGACCTCTAGCTTCAATAGCTGAGAATAAACCTTCAGTACCAAAGTTGTCTCCAGCTGTTCCTATTTCTGAATCAGCTGCTGAACTTCCTGGAACACCTTTTTCTGCTTCAACTAAAGCCATTTCTAAGTAATCAGCAAATCTTAATCTAGTTTCTGCTTCTGCTTTTAGATACCATAAGTAACCTGAAGTTCCGTCTTCTGCACTTACTTCAACCCAACCGATTCTAGAAGTATCAGATCCTGAGATCTCATAGTGATCTTTTAAGATGATTGGTTTGTTGTTAAATGATTTGAAGCTAGGATTAACTGCGTTATTCTTAGCATTGTCGCCCATACCTTTAGTTGCTTTACCAAACTCAGAACCATAAACGAATATTCTACCGTTTGTTCCGTTTAGTGAAAAACCAGAAACGTCACCTACACCAGCTACCTTGTAAGGTAAAACTGTAATTGTAGTAGCCGCTGTGTCTGAAACGTAACCTCTAAATACAGTTGGAGAAGCTTGACCATCAGAGACTAGAACTGTTTGTCCTATTCTAACTGCATGATTTGCGTTCACATCACTAGTTCCTACTGAACCTGTTATTGTAAAAGTATTAGTTGATAAACTTGCGATCTTGTAAGATAGATGTAATCTACCTTGTTCTGTCCATATCACTTGATCTGAAGTCATTGCTTCTTCTGCTCCAATAGCTGATAAGAAACCAGAGATATTCCTTTTACCGTAAACCTCTGCTTCTTGCTCTATTAGATCAGGTAGATACTGCTGTGCCCAACCTGCATTTCCGTTACCGTCAATGTCTGAAGAAGTAAAATCCAAATAATTAGTAGATATAGCACTCTTAATTGGGGAAGGAACCGCATTTAACGATCCACCCGTATTTTGTGGAGTAATTGCTGCCATAATTTTTAAATTTTAATTGTTATTTTTTAAGTTTAAATTTAAAAGCATTAGAATCATCACCGCTTAACACTTTAACTTTTATTCCACCAGCTTGTACTTCACCAAGACCTTGTCTAGGTTCTGTTGTTATGTTTTTAGCTTTTGCTATACTATTTTTGATAGCATCTGCCTTACCTTGCTGGTAAAAATGATTAGCTACAGCGTCAGCGTTCATTGCTGTAAACAAAGACTTGTGATAACCTTGTGGATCAGTTAATTGGTTTCTTTTGTCCGTAAACTTAGAAACAAAGTTATTGATATCACTTTGGTTTTCTTTTATTTGCGTTGCATCTTTAACATTAAATCTAAAACGTTTATCACCGATGTTATATTCAAAACCTTTGAACTTATCGTTGAACAACTGATTTGTTTTAGACGTAAACGCCTCTCTTTGTTGTTGAGCAACTTTTTTTGTTTCTGTTTGCTCTTTGTTGTATCTACCAAAGAAATCAATAGCCTTTTGTTGATCAGGTGTTAACTTAACACCAGCTTTAATTTCCTCGTAGTATTTAGACTTTTGCCCGTCTAAGTTGGCTCTAGCGTTGGCAACCTGCTCTTTAAACGCTAATTTCTTTCGCTTTATATCTTTAGGATCATCAACATCTTCGTCGTATGTAAATGAGTCTTCTATTAAAAACTCAATTTCATCAGCATCAAGATGTGGTTTGCTTTGTCTATAATGTTCTCTTAACAATGCCTTGTCATCAAGTTTACTATAGTCTTGATTTAATTTAACGTAATCCTCAAGATCACCACCAGTTTCATCCATAAACTTCATAAGTTTTTGAATGTTTTCTGGTAGGTCTTCGCCAGTTTTTTCTGCTTCATCAATCGCCTCTTCAACTGCTTCTTGTACTTCTTCTACCTTCTCTTCTACCTTTTCATCAGTTATTTCTTCTACAACTGGCTGCTCACTTTCTTCAACAGCCTCTTCTTCTTTTGTTTCTTCAACAACTTCCTCTACAACAGGTTGCTCCTCTTGTGTCTCCTCTTTTGGCTGTTCTTCTACCTGCTCTTCTGCTGCAGGCTCTTCTTTAGCAAGATTAACCTTTAAAGGTTCTTCTTGCTGGTTGTACTTTTTAAGACGAGGTTTTTTTACCTTGCCATCACCCATAGGTGCTTCAGCATTGTTCTCGTCGATTTTTACTTTATCTGCCATAATATAATATTATAAAATTAAACATATGTACTCTCGTACAATTTCTTAAGCTTTTCCTATGTACGCTATAATTTGTCCAGCATTTACATCGATCTCAGTATATCTACCGTAAATTGTTATTCCAGACTTTAAATCTAGGTTTGTTTGTGTTATTTGCACACCACCAGATCCTAAACTTGTTGTTTCAGAATCAGCATCTGCATCATTAGCTGCTCCTTGAGAGTTAGCCCAAACAGTTGCGTCATCTGCAACTAAACCACCTGAACTATCAAAGTCAGTATCAGTTAAAGCTGTTATAGCGACAAACACGTGTCCAGTTGGTGGTTTTATAGCATCACTAGAAGCTGTTGTAAAAACAGATCCAGTTATTTTACCAGTCCAATCATTAGTTACTATTGCCATTGTTATTTATTTATTTGTTAAAAATTATCTAGGTCCAAATGAACTTAAATTTATTCCTTCGCCTAATATATCATTACCTGAAGACTCAAACTTTTTAGGTCCTGAACCTTCTTTTCTTTGTGATATTAATTCAGACTGTTGACTAGCTTGTATTCTAGTTCTTTCATCTTTACGATCTTCTTTAAAAGTTTCTCTAGTCTTTAACGCTTCAACTTCTAAATTTTTAAGTTGCGCTGATATTTGAGCTTCAGCTTGCATCAACTGAAACTTAAGTTGCGCTTCAGTTTGTAGCTTTTGTAATTCAACCTGACCTCTTACTTGTTCAAGCTGAGCTTTGCTTTGTAAGGATACTTGTTCTTTTTGTAACTCAGCTGCTGCAGCTTGTTGAGCTGCTTGCGCATTAGCTTGTGCTTGTACTTGTATATTTCTTTCAGCTGTAGCTTGATCTCTTGCTGCTTTCTTTTGTCTTCTTATTTTTAATACTTGATTAGCTAGCTTTAAGTTTTTAATTTGTCTAACATCAATAGCGTCTTCAAGCTCTATACTATTTGACTGTAAAGCCATTTGTATATTATTTTCTAACAATTGTTTTTCTTCTTCATCTGG